AAAACAGAAATCAACTCAAATTTCTTCTTCTTCTATTTCTGATATCAAATCGCTAAGTTTCTCGGCGCAGCCCCATATAGCATCTTCCGTAGCGGAGCACCATTCATCAGTTTCCTGATTGCCTCCGCATTCAAAGTTCTCCCATTCTTCCGCTAAACTCTTAAATTTATCGAGAATTATTTCAATGTTCATATATCGTATTTAGATAATTTAGCAACTATTTTTTAGGAAAAAAATAGTAATCTGAATAAATAATAGTATGGCACAGACTATACAAACTTTCTTCCAAGAGGCTATTCAGAGAGACTTTTCCCGGGACTTTCTTTTTAGAGTTCAAAACGTAAATTTTGGACCCGGGGGCCCAGTTTTGACGGATAATGATTTAGTTTACGCCAGAACAGCGTCGTTGCCTGAGAGAACTATTGGAGATATCGGTGTTAAATATCGCGGTCTCGAGTTTCACGTCCCCGGATCAGTTACCTATGGTAGCGCTAATGGGTTTACGCTCGATTTCTACTGCGATGCTGATATTAGATTAAGAGAAATACTTCTTGCCGAGTCGCGTCGAGTATTTAACGACCAGACCACGACTGGGGATTATCGTATCGCCGGCCCGGGAGCATCTATTACCTTGCAGCAGATAAATAAAGCGCTACAGCCTGTAATGGAATTTAAATTGATAGGTTGTTCTATACGTAGTGTAGGGAATGTATCATATAGTATGGCTGAAGGCAGCGGTCAAATCGCGACTTTTCAAACTACGATGGCTTACCACTACTTCACAGAAGAGCGGGTAGGCGCGGGAGAGCTTCCTGTTATAGGCGCCGCGATCCCCACTCGATAAACTAAGCATACATATTAAATATATGTATGTCTAATGCTATTCCTAACTTCGTTGATTTACTCGATAACTGGAGTTATCATTATCCACTACCCTCCCAATGGGCAGTAGAGATACCTCTACCAGCGGGTATTAGCCAATCCCTTGAGGGTAATATACAGGAGTTGGAGCATCCGGAATGGGAAATAAATACTGCTTTTTCAGAAGTTACAAAGCATGAAGTGTTAAAAAAAGATTCAATATATTGCTTTTTTGTAGATAGCGCTCAACTTCAACCCGAAAACGCAGGAGCAGCATCAACATCCATTGGTGATGGGGGAAACATAAACGGAGGGTTAATACCGGGGTTATATTCTACCGGCAGAACGGACTTCGCGAGTAGAGTGCTATCTATTACGTTTAGAGAAACTGCTCACTCTTTTGCGGATTTTGTTATAAGGCCTTGGATTATTTTAGCCGCTCACCTTGGAAGAATAGCAGATAGAAACAATGATATAAAAACGAATATAACTGTCTATAGTTATGGTAAATCTAGGGGACCCGATCAGGCGCCTATCACGAGAAAAGTCCATAGATATTACGGGTGTATACCTGCTAAAGTTAGTGGGCTTGATTTGAAGTATGATGATGGGTCGGTAATGTCGTATCAAACGGAATGGTACTTCGATAGATATTCAGTTTCTTCAAGTAGTTTTTAATTTTTAAAATGTTTTATATATCTACATATTTACCACGTATCGGCAAAACAGCAAAATTGAAAGAGTTTACAAATAGGGATTATTTAGCTCTATCTAAATTTTATCATAACAAAAATACTAAGGGTATAATAGATTTTTTTAATAATAAACTACAAGATTTAATTATTAACAAAGAAATATATTGCGAACTTACTTGCGTAGAGAAGTTTATTATCTGGCTGGATTTATATTATAGTTGCTTGCACGAAAATATATCGCTTTTCTCTAAATCCATAAATGACCATATTAATATAAAGATTACCGAGTTAATTAATAATGTTAATAATTTATTTCAAATAGATGAAAGGGATATTAATATAAACAATATTACTATTACGTTAAATACGCCCTTTTCATTGTATATAGATAATACTGACGATATTTTTTCTAATATAATATATTCAATAACATCGGAAGACAAATTATATTATTTTCAAAACTTTACCCAAGAGGAAAAAAATTTATTTTTATCATCGTTGCCTGTAGATTTATTCGATACAATCATAGACTACTACAAATCTCTTAATACGGATACTTTCGATATATTACCACAATCTGAAAGAATATCGTTCGAACCTATTGAGCTGTCAGCCACAAACGGAGCGATGTTTGCTTTTCTAAAATCTATATTTGATACAGAATTGAGAAGCCATTATAGCAATGCTCTTTTCTTTACAAAACAGCTTAATGGTAATCTTGATTCCTACTATGATATGACGTATAAGGACTTTATAGCTTTATATAAAATTTTTGAGAGTAATATGAAGTCGGAAAGAAAAGACTTGAATATGCCTATCGAGTAAATAAGTAAAACTATATGAACAGCCCTTCCTCCTTGCTCGAAAAACTTTCTAAGATAAGCAACGAAAACACCATAAGTATTTTCGTTCCGAGTGCGAATAGAGATATTAAGTTTAAAGCCCTGAATATTAAGCAGCAAAAAGACTTAATTAAAACTGCTCTGGATGGGGCCGCGGCCGGTGCTACCCTGAATCAGGCGTTAAACGATATTATTATATCAAATTCTACCGAACAAATCGATTTTAAGGTATACGATAGATATGCTATTATAATGGCTCTGCGTAGTGCTTCTATTGGGGATGGGTTTAAAGAAATAAAATTATCTAAGATACTTAAACAGTGTATTAAAAACTATAAAGAAAAAAAATTTGAAGAGAATAAACTAATTGAATATCATAGCATTAAAGCCCAACTTGAACTACCTACTATATCGCGAGATTCTAAGATTAATGAGAGATTTATTAAATTTGCTACATCGCGGGACAATAGCGAGAATTATGGAGAAGCGGTAGGCAATCTATATGTATACGAGATTATTAAGTTTATTAAATCCATACAAATAGATGGAGAAGAGGGTATATATGAATTTTCAAATATATCGGTAAAGGACTGTATTGCTATAGTAGAGAGTCTGCCAGCATCTCTCAACACTAAAATCATTGAATATATAGAAAGTATTCGGGCTATTGAAAATGGATTTATAGAAACGGAAAATGGTCAGATCGAAATCAACGCTGCTTTCTTTACTAAGGCATAAATATATATGTGCCACCAGAAGTAAGTAAACTAATAGCCGCCGTAACCACTCTTGTATCTGCTTTAAATGAGAGTGCTGGAGTACCTACCTCTGGACCTGGTCCAGAGGGGGTGGATAATCGAGTAGATAGCAGAAAAGAAAAAGTTGCTTCAGCTCCCGGTCTTCTTGTTAGATTTAATGAGCCTCAATTAAGCGATAAGGCATGGAATAATATAGCGAAAATCTTCGCTAAAAACTTTATAGAAGCGACTGCAAAGCCAGATTTTGGGGACGAGCCTACCGCGGCCGTGCCCGCTATAATACAACAAACAGCTGTTGTCCAGGAAAAAACGCAAGAAAGCTTCTTTAGTAAATTAATCAAATTTTTGTTACCTATACTCGCTCTTGTAGGTGGTATCGGGCTTTCTATCGCGGCACTATTTCAAGGCCCTGGGGTGTTAGGCAATACTCTCAATCTAGTAGGTAAATTATTCGCTACAATAGGTCAAAACTATATTACAAAAATAGGTAATAAATTATTAAGTTTAGGCGACGATTTTATTAAGGGGCTAGCTAATCTCGCGGAAGGAGGATTAAAATTACTCGGAATTGGCGGGGGAGGATCACTCGGTAAAATGCTTGGCGGAATTGCTTCTAAAGTAGGGGGCTTTCTTTTAAAGGCAGCGAAGTTTATTCCATTTATAGGATCAGCAGTTTCATTTTATTTCGCGTATCAAAGATTTAAATCCGGGGATTACGTAGGAATGGGTATGGAGATAGCGTCTGGCTTACTCAATCTCATACCTGGATTTGGGTGGATTGCCTCGGCGATTGTTGACGTTATAAATATTACTAGAGATTTTACTACAACTAAAGAAGAGAGAGCTGCCGGGGAATCGGGCATATTTAATAAATTATTCGGAGGAATTAAAGAGTGGTTTAAGGCAAATGGAATGACGATTCTTAGATCTCTACCCGTTGTAGGATCAATAATGTATTTCTGGGAAGCTTACAACGCCGGATTTACGACTCCTGAAGGTATCAAGAAAACAATGACCGCGTTCGCGAGTATATTAGGAGCGGGTCCTTTGATGGAGCGAGCAGTAAATGGTTTGTTTTCTCTTTTCGGCGAGAAAGAAGAAGAGCAGACTAGCTCGGCAGCTCCCGCCGCTGCAGGCAAATCTTTTTTTCAAATTGCCAAAGAGTTTGTTATTAAACAAGTCAGCAAATTGCCATACTTTCTTAGAAAGCCTCTGGAATGGCTCGGTATAATTAAATCAGCAGAATCTGAATCCGAGGAAAGCTGGATGTCTCAAGGATTGGATAAATCTAAAGAGGTTGGTAAGCAAGTACTAGAAAAAATGTCCGAGCTTGGCTCGGGTGTTAAAGGCTGGTTCGCGGCAAATTTGCCCGGCGCTAAAGAAGCTGGCAAGCAAGTATTAGAAAAAATGTCTGAGTTCGGCGCGGGAGTTAAAGACTGGTTTGTAGCTTCACTACCCGGCGCTAAAGAGGCTGGCAAGCAGGTATTAGAAAAAATGTCTGAATTTGGTTCAGGCGTTAAAAATTGGTTCTCAGAAAAAATGGCTGAAGGTAGGGAAAAGAGTCAGGAAATAATTGCCAATATAACTAAATCGGGAGAGGCCATATTTAATACCGCAACAGAGATGGTAGAAAATATAAAGAACAGTGTTGAGAGTGGTATAGAGGTATTAAAGAATACTCTTACAACCGTATTTAGCGAAATAGAAGAAACAACCAATAAAATTATCGAATGGGTAAAAGGAATCTTTAGCTGGGTCAGTTCAAAAATGGGCAAGTTTTTGTCTAAGATTGTTGATATATTCGATCTGCAAGAACAGAATAGATCCAAACTTGATGAGCCTCAGTTTACTTTTGCTGGAGACGCTGTTATAAATATAAAACACCCAGCCCTTGATATTATAGCAGATAATTCGAGAAAGCAGGTAGAATTACTTAAACAAGCAGTAGCCAAGTTAGATAACATATCTATTCCTACTCAGAGTGCGCCCGCGACACCAACACCAGCAGAACCAAAAACAAGTAGCGGAGGCTCGTTCGAACGAGGATTCGGAGAATCTTCTTTACTTTCAATGGACATAATGGGGAGTCTAGCATAATATGGGATTATTTGAAAAAGAAATTTTACCGATACCGGATAATATGATATCCGCTGGAATCATATTGAAGCCGAGTACTCTAAAGTCTTCTTCGCAGGCTCAATATACTTCAGCGCGAGGTGGCCCATCGACAAACCCATCGGCCTCCAAGCCTGTTGATACCGAAAGCACTGATACTAAAATTCCAGGCAAAGATATTAATTTTGTAGAAAACTACAAAAATTGGTGCGTATCGCCTGTATTAAACGATATTTATAAACAAGAAATAAAACTGCCCATAATACACTTAAAGGAATATAGGTTACTAACCAGCACACTATGGGAGCAGGTGAAATATTTTGCCTTTTTAGCAACAACTGTTCCAGGTAGATTGGCGGAGGATGTTGCGAGGTACTTTGGACCTGCTGATTTAAGTGTAGGGCCTCCTGAGCCGAATTATATAACGGAAAGCTTAAACGCAACCCAAAGCATAATTGATGGAACTTTTACGGAAATTAACAATATGCTACAAGGGCTTAATATAGATACTCCTGATATGGCCAGAGCAAGATCGGATGACCCATATGACGGATTATATAGCCCAGAAGAGACGGGATTTAAATATACCTTTCCATATTATACATCCTTGCTAAAGGAAAAGCGTTCAAGCTATTCGGATTCCTACTCCGGAGACGGTAAAGGGGCATTGCCCACATTTATAGATAGCCTTGCTGGTAAATTTTTTGGAGGGCAAAATCCCGCACTAGGTGTCCGCGCTCTTGTTGAGCCGGGCATATTCATTGAAAAGACTCAATTTTATCAATTTGGCCAACAAGAGGAAAGCGTAAGTTTTTCCTTCCCGTTATTAAATACAATATCTCAAGAGCAGATAAATGAAAACTATCAGTTTTTATTTTTACTCATATATCAGAATACAATGTACAGAAAGGATAGGGCTGCTTTTATACCTCCTTGTATATATGAAGTTTTGGTCCCCGGTACTCGATATATGAAATGGGCCTATATCTCTGCGCTGAGTGTAGACTTTATCGGTACCCGTAGAATGATAGAGGTAGATTCGGGAATCGGGGGTTTTAAGACTATCGTTCCTGAGGCATACAATGTAAATATAACTGTTACCGGTCTTCATGAGGAGGCGGGTAATTTCTTAATTAGAGCCGCGGCGGGGGATTTTAGTGATATTAAAATAAGAGATATTATTAATTCTCCCTTTCCTCCCGCAGCACCCTGATACATAATATGGCTAGCTATAAAATAATAACTGATAGTGAACGGCGAATACCAGTCGCTGTACCTTCCTATGTATCGGGAGAATTGATAGCTGAAACCTTTAATAAGAAAAATAACGGACCCACCACCCAGTCTACTGCTTCGACACCAGTTCAGGTGGATCAAAACGGAAAAGATGTAAAAATGTCTGTGATAGACGTTGTTAAAAACTACGATTGGAAGGTATCTCCTAACAATAGTATTGTTGAGCATCCCTATATAATACTCGAAGAATACAGAATAGATAAATCTCCTCTTCTCGCTCAATTATCATATAATGTAAAGGCGGGTATTGAAAGTATTGGAGCGGGATTAAGAGCTACTACAGCTATAGCAGCTGCTGGGGCCAGTCAAAATGAAGTTGTAAAAAAAATTGAAGGGATGTTAAAGTATGTGGGCGATAAAGTCGAAGAAGCATCAAATTTTTTACAAACAGGTATTGAAAACATAGAAAATGAAACTGGAGCGGTGGAAGAGAAGTTGGAGGGAGTTTTAAAGCCCTTTCAAGGATTATATTATTTAAAAAAGACAAATTTTACCTACAAGCTACCGTATTTTTCGCGAAAAATGACTGTCAGAACAAATAGTTGGCAGCCTAACTTTCCGGGAGAGTCGGCAATAACCAACTTATTACAAGATGGTATAAACAAGGTTGCAACGTACGGGGCAGGTATACCTCTTTTAGGGGCATACGCTGAGCCGGGAATATATATAGAGAGAGGAAAATACTTCAACCCTACCCCGGGAGGAGATCCAATATCTATTAAATTTCCTCTTCTAAATACTTTAAATTCAGATAGTCTTCAAAAAAACTTTAATTTAATTTGGCTTTTAAGCTTTCAAAATAGTTCAATAAGGCGCAATAAAACAGATGTTTTCCCTCCATGTATCTATAGAGTTTTAATACCAGGAGTACGATATATATTATACGCAAGCGTTGAACTAGTAATTGAATATGTAGGAACAAGACGACGGATGCCTATTGTTCATCCCGCTACCGGGGAAACTGTTGATATAGCAATACCTGAAGCGTATAATATTGAAATAAATATTGAGAGTTTAACTACGGAGTGTGGTAATTTTTTACTTAAGTCATTATCTAATGTTTTATAATAAATATCATTATGATAAATCAATTTAATCAAAATGATATTGCTTCCTTACCTTCCCTTGCTCGCGATAGGTATGAAAATATATTTAAAGTTTATGAACAAGAAAAAGATACATCTAAATATTATTTTTACAATATACTAAATAAGGTAACTATTGATACAGATAATATTGCCCCCGAGGTCTTTAAATATATTAAAGTAGAAAAGAGACTTCCTTGGACGTCTATTAGTTATCGAGAATACAAAACTCAACACCTGTGGTGGCTCATTTTACTTACTAATAGTATAACTAACCCTGTAGTTTTACCAAAAATTGGAGACATATTGAGAATAGTAAGACGGGAATATGTAAACGATATTCTTGCGCAGATTAACACATAAATGGAAAATGATTTACAGCAAGTAGTAACTCTGGACGGGGACAGGGCGTTCGAGTTCACCTTTAGTATCCAAACGGGCGGTAGACTAATTCAACTATCTCAAAGCATTGTACTATATTTAGAAATACAAGAGTCTATTTTTAATGGATTTCCAGAGGGTATAGCAATATTAGATAATAATACCGGAACGCTTGATAATGTTTTTACTTTTGGAGGAGATAATACAACTGACTTAATTTTATTTTCATTTATACCTGAAAAGCAAGACAAAAAGGAAAATTTTATGATTAAAGAGGTATTTTCTATTTATAAAATAGAAGATATACCAGTAGGAGAATCTCCCCAAAATGCTAAGAAATTATATTTTAGAAATACTCTCGCAAACGAGCTTCGAGTAAAAAAGAATTCCTTAACAATAGAAGATTTTTTAGACGGAGATATATCTAATCTATCAGATAATGAGCGCGCGGTAAAAACAGGAGAAATTCTAAAAAAACTCTTGGGCAAAGATAATAAGCATCGTGTACCTAGAGCGGCGGATTTTAAAATCAATAATGAAAAATGGGATGAGGGTAAATATTCTATATACCCGAATTGGTGCCCGGGTACAGAGACTTTATTTGAGTCAATTCAAAAGGTATATATGAAGCATGTAAGCTCTCAACCACCTTACGATAAGTGTTATTTAAGATATGATAGGTTTAAAAAAGATTTATCTTTAATATCCATGAGCGAGCTTTTGATGCTAAACAAGAATGATCCTGATAATTTTTTTATTGAAAATCTTGTTATGGGCACGCTCGGTAGTGGTGATGATAAAACGGAGATCGGCAAATCAGTCGCTCCTCTCCCGGTAGTCTCAACTAGCGATACTCTACTAGACATTTCCAATATAAGGTCATTTAAATTTAATGACCTTTGCGGCGAAGTTCTAGAAAAGGATTTCACAATAAACATACCCACGGTTATTGGATTTGATAATACAACTAGATTTGATTTAGGAGAAGGTAATATTAAAGAAGGTAGCAAGACTGATAGTATTTTTAAAGATTTTAAAAAATATTACGTGGAAGACCCATTTAAGGATAAAGTAGATAATAAAAAACCTCTGCCACCTATGCTGTGGCACTCATTTAGAAAAAAAATAACAACCCAATATAACAAAGCATTAATATCTCCATATAAGTCTTGGGATCATGCTTATGATGTAGAGGTGAGAGCGAATATTTTAAGTTTACTTTTGTTTAAAGGTCTTACCTGTACTTTATCGCTAAGAGGAGCTACTCATAGAACTGCCGGTAAGTTTGTAGATATAGAATTAAAAGATACCTTTATAACTAACAAATTTACTAAAGTGCCGGGTAGATGGCTAGTTACCGAGTGCTCTCATATAATCACAAAAGATAAATACTGGAACAGTTTAAACTGCGTTAAAACTTATAGAAACTTCTAATGGAAGAATATAAAACAAATCGGCATTATAATTTCTCTATAGGTCTACCTATAGAATATTATGATGAACATATTGAAAATGATAGGGATGCTAACGATACTACGCTGATAACTCTATCGAGATTGTTTAGAGGTATCGTGGGAGCAGAAGACTCTCTCGCGGAAGCGCTTAAGTTCGCAAACTACTTAATAGAGAACGGAGAGAATCTGCTACCGTGTATAATACAGTTTTATGTAGACAAGTTCAAGACTCTACCTACGAAAATTCAGTCACATATTATAGATAATACCCCAACTACTAATAACTATTTTAGAGAGGATAGTGGGTCAGACAAGATAGCGTTTTTTGCGAATACAGAAGAATATAGAACAGCATCTTCTTGTATAATGTCTGATAATAATCAAGAACCACAAAATACAATATCTAATCATCTTAAAAATAAGATTTCGCCGAGAGCATTTTCCGAGACCGTGACCCTGTCAAAGATGGCTGAAAATATGGTTAAGAAATCCCAGGCTACTCCTCTAGATCAAACTACTTATAACAGGATTTCTCAGGATTCTCATAACAACTTTAGAACTATTACCCCTACAACCAATCATATAGACGCGGCAAAGCAAGCTAAAACCGATATTGAATCAGACTCTTATAAGAAGTTTGATGACTGCTATAGATTGAATAGAGAATATCTTTTTAAATCTAATCCATATGATATATCGCATCGGCAAGATAGTACTGCTGAATATATGAAAGATACAAATAAAGATATAGTAGGTAAGGATAAAACAGCGGTGTATACTACAGCAGGTAATAGACTACTCAATAATACATTAAGGGTTCAAGACCTCTACGCAGTGATGCCTCCTAGTCGAGAAGACTCTAATAAACTATCAAAGACTCAAGAAGAGGAGAAGTCACCTATTGCTGGTGAATCAGGTACCGATACAAGTAAGCAAAATGAAACGGCGGGTAAAGACCCTATAAAGACATATATTAAAGAAAAGCTTGATGGGAAAGAATCCTATACGGGTAATAACAAAGCTTAATCCTCTACGATTTTACTCTCTACCTCTATTGTCTTATCTTTAGTTGAAGACTCTATTAGGGCTTTGATTGCTTCTTCTCGCGATAGCAATAACTTCGCTCCAATCTCTTTATCAGTCTGTATCTGCTGACTTTCTATCTTCATTTTAGCAATCTCTTTTGAAGAGTTATTTTTTTCGCGAGAGGTCATTATGCGTTGAAGTATATCAATCGAAGACGTAGCGGATTTAATCAAGGACGCTAACGCTTCTGTGCTCTCCGCGTCAGGAGCCGAGTCTATAAAATCTTTCATATTCTCAATAGACTCTACGCTATCCTTTACAAGCTTGCCGGTATATTTTAAGAGAAACTCTTCCAGGTTTTCATTAGAGAGTTCGAACCCATCATCTCTCACTTTCTTTTCGCGAGGAAATTCGGAGAGTTGTTTTAACAAATCATCTACAGAGTTATCGTCCACATTTTTATTTAACTATATATTTGATTTTTACCACTACTATAGTATATTCTATTATGAAGTTAGAACTTATTAAAACACATAAGAATGCTATTTTACCCTCGCAAAATAACACAGCAGTAGATGGGACTGGAGACACGGGATATGATTTATATGCTGTAGAAGATGTGCTTATTCCGGGAATTGATGTCAATTCAAAGTTTCAAGGCAATATCAATAGTGCTGTTGTGCCTGTAGGTCTTGAGATAGGGTATATAGAGCCAGGTTATTGGCTGCGAATAGAAGGCAGGTCAGGTCTTGGCTTTAAGCACGGTATACAGCCTCACTTTGGTATTATTGATAATCAATATAGAGGCGGTCTCGGAGTGAAACTCTATAACTTAACAAATACTGATTATCAAATTAAAGCAGGGGATAAGGTAGCGCAGATTGTAGGGTATAAACTTATTGAAATGAATATTGAATTTACAGATACTAAGTCTGACTCTACACGTGGGGAGAAAGGGTTTGGCTCTTCGGGAAGATAATATGAAACTAAATGACATCTGGTGCGAGAAGTATCGCCCGCAAACTATTGATGAGGTGGTTCTTTGCGAAAGCGCAAGAAGCCAACTCAACAGCATTGCTGATAATAAATCTATACCGCATCTACTCCTACAAGGACCTGCTGGTATTGGTAAAACATCTACAGCGAAGATTATTGTAAATGATATTCTTAAATGCCAATACATCTACATTAACGCAAGCGATGAGAGTGGTATCGATACTGTAAGAACTAAAATCGTCGGATTCTCTAAAACTAAGAGTATCGACGGGAATATCAAAGTCGTAATCCTTGATGAAGCTGATGGTATTTCAGGTGAGGGTCAGCGAGCGCTTCGAAATGTAATGGAAGAGTATTCTCAATATACTCGATTTATTCTTACCGCTAACTTCAAGCATCGCATTATTGAACCGCTACAGAGTAGAACTCAAGAAATTAATATCGACCCTCCATTGAAGGATGTTGCTAAGAAATGCTTTGAGATTCTAAAGAAGGAGAATATTACGGTAAGCGAAGAATCTAAGGTTAAGTTTGTAGACCTTATTCGTAAATATTATCCTGATATTCGCAAGACTATTAACGTTCTACAGAAGTTTAGTGCGTCAGGAGAACTCAAGATTGCTTCGACCGAGAATATCGATCATGTCGCTAATGAAGTGTATTCTCGGCTTAATCATCCTCTCGAGCTTCGCAAGTTCGTTATTGAGCATGAGATTGATTTTCAAAATGACTATCAATCTCTACTAAAGGCCCTACTCGATGTTATCTATAAAAGTAATCTAAGGGACTCTACAAAGCAGGATTGTATCCTTATTGTATCAGAACATCTCTATAGATGCGCTTTCTGCGTAGATCAAGAGATAAACTTTACCGCCTGCTGTATACAGTTAGGTAAAAGTATCAATTAAAAATTAGGAGCGTATTTGGGGGGCTTAGGGCCAGGTTGCTTTTGGTTCTTTGCTCCCAACTTACTGGACACTCTCTCGAGTTTGCCCTTTCCGTTATCGGCATGATTGGATTGCTTAGCAAACTCTAGATCATCAAAGGAAGGGACCGGCTCAGGCTTGATATTTACCGTGTTGTCTCTCTTTAGAGCGTCTGGAATGGGATGAAGATTGGGATAGGTATCTATTACCTTACAGCACGTAGTGGGAATAGTGAACTTACCTACGTATCTACCGCCGCCGTAATCAGCGGATACTACGAGAACGACATCGCCTGAGTTGTTAAGTTGACTACCGGGCTTTTCAGAGGGATATTTATTAACGATATCCACGACTTTTATATTGACCCCCTGATCGACAAGCTCTTTGAGACCGTCTTTAATATTACCGTCAATTTTATTAAAGTCTGTTATTTCAACCATATCTCCGACAAGGAAGCCTCCTCGTTCAGTTCTCGTTAAAACAGACTCACATATTTCTAAAAACTTTCGCGCGCTCATTTAATATTATTATTTAGTCTTTCCCATAAATATTTATATGGGTAATGTTAAAATTACAACTCTTCCTAAGGCTCGCCCCTACACTCGTGAATTTGCGTACGCAGATTTACATCTCGACATACAACCTTCCTTTACAAATATAAATGAAGTATATGCTATAGATGAGCAAAAGGATTTAGTAGTAGATTACGATTTAAAAGCGATTAAAAACTCTATTGTAAATATAATGACTACATCTCCTGGGGAAAAGATATTAAACCCTACCTTTGGTATAGATTTAAGGGATTACCTTTTCGAGCCTGTTTCTGAAATAATATCTAATCAGATTGCTAATGATATTATTACAGGGATGGTGTCCCAGGAACCGCGAATAAGATTCAGGCGAAAGCCAGAAGTTATACCCAACATCGATGAGCAAAGTTATACAGTAAATATGATTATTAGCGTGCCCTTACTTGAAATAAGCGATTTTTTATTTCAAGGGCTTCTTAACTTTGAAGGGTTTTCGGTATTAAATATATAATAATGGACCAAAACCTACTCGAATATAATCTGCCCATCAATGCGTATGCTACCTTTGATGCCGTGTCATTGAAGGAACTTATAAAAGAGCGTCTTACCGAAAATTCTCTTTTTACGGACCAGAACTTTGAGGGAAGTAATCTCGCTGCTCTTGCTGATATATTTGCGTTTGCCTATCATATATTACTGTTCTACTACAATCAAACTGCCTCAGAGGCACTCTTCGATCAAGCAGAATTGTACGAAAACATGAATAAGATAGTAAAGGCTATTGGGTATAAGCCGAGTGGTCCTCGAACTTCTATTCTTGGGTTTACAGCAGAAGGTACAAGCGACTTACCTATAGGCGCTTATACTATTAAGCGTTATTCTAATACTATTATAAATGGTGCGGTATTTTCATTTGCTGAGGATGCCTCGTTTGATAAAACCATCGCGGGTAGTGAATCTCTCACAACTCTTTCTGAGAATACTCTTCTTTACCAAGGCTCTTATTTTGAATACCCGGATTATACCGCTATAGGAGAAGACTATGAGACTATCACGATGGTCTTAGAGCGTGGTCCAAATGCCAATACTGTAGAGTTTATAGACTATGATAATATCGATGTATATATCTATGAAAGTGAGTCTCAAACTTGGTTTGAGTGGGAAGAGGTAGATTCATTGTATTCTCAATCCCCAACCGCGAGGGTATATGAAAAGAGAGTTAATGAAAATGGCCGGTATGAGTTTAAGTTTGGTAATAACATAAATGGCCATAGACTGAACCCTGGCGATGTAGTCTCGATATTCTATTTGTTAAGTAATGGTATTACTGTAGGAGCAGGCGCTTTGCGTGCTGGCTCGAATATTAATGTATATAATACCTCAAGATTTAGAGCGCTGAATAATACCTTATATAGTGATAATATTACAACATTTATAGGGGCTGCTAATAGTTCATATATCAATCTTAACAATACAAATAAATCTACCGATACTGTAGATTATGAAACTGTGGAGAGTATAAAGCAAAACTCTCCAGCCCTTTTTAGTGCTCAAAATCGCGCAGTAACCCTTAGCGATTATAAAGCATTTCTTTCGTCGAGATTTAACAATATTCTACAATCGTCAGAGGTAGTAAATAACGATAAGTATCTCTCAGATTATATAAAATATTATTACGATATGGGGCTGAGTAGCCCTAATGAAAACACAAATGTTCTTACTAGTCATTTTCTATTTTCTGATGCTTGCGACTTTAATAACATATATGTTTTTTCTGTTCCGAGAAATGGTGCTATAGTGGCTGAGACCAACCCTAGTATGATGGCAGCATCTCAGAAGCAAGCCATAAAAGCGTATCTCGATACTATAAAGATGGCAAGCAATGAAGTGGTAGTAATAGACCCTATATATACAGCATTTGATTTAGGTATAGAAATAACTACCGATTCAATCAGGACTGTGGAAGAGATTAGAGAAACTTCTACGTTAAATATCAGAATAGATTCTACATCTCGTCTTGCGCGCTCTAAAATAAAAGACCTTGTTAATAATATTTTTATTAACTATTTTAAAACAGCAAACTGCTCTTTAGGTCAGACTATAAATCTCTCTGATTTATCGCGAGATATCTTAGATATCGAAACAGTCATAGAAATATCTACCAACTACACAATAGGGGGTCGCTCCTACCAGGTACCAGGCATAAGTATGGTTTATTGGAATCCGTTTTACCCTCAAGACGATTTAAATATAACAAATCAAACAGTTAAACTTCCATTCTATAAATTTCCTTTCCTATACGAAGCGTCTAAGTTTGTAAATAAGATAAATATTATTGATTAATGAGTCTTGAAACCGACTATATCGCCTTCTATACGAAGAATTTTACAGGGGCAAATTCCACATCGGGGTATGCTCTAGATATATGCCCGTTTACATTTATACCAAGACTTTATCTTGATAGATATTCTGATGAAAGAATATTATGGGATTTCGGGGACGGTACTACTTCTACATCCCTTTGCGCATCTCACTCTTACCTCTTCCCGGGAGATTATGTGGTGAGTTTGTATGTTTATAAAGGCGAGGGGCAAGCGGTAACTTCTACATATAAATCAACAGTTAATGTTAAGAACTTTATTACTGATACGATTGCGCTATCAAGTAAATCCAGTTATATACAAGAAGCGGGAGCACTCGGCAGCGAGGACGGAATTACTATTATAAGATATAATAGTTGGCAATCTTATAATGCTCTCTCGGGTAAAAATTATACTATTAATCTTTTTGCGAGTGGGGGCAATGATAAGTTTTTTGATATAGATAATTATAACTCAAACAAATACAGTCATTTAGAACTTTCTCATAAATTTTATAAAAAAGATCAAAACGAGGTATCCGGTACTTTTAATTATACTCCTATAGACTCCACACAGACCGACAGTACATTGATTTACGCTAAGGTGAGCGGAGGCAATTTAGTTCTTTGCGATCCCAGCGAAGAAGGTAGTTCTTTCGTCGGTACCAATGGCTCTGCTGTAGTTTATTTTGCTTCGGATCAATATAGTATTAACGACTCATGGTATAGAGACCGTATACCTGTTCTTGTTTTCGCTGGATTTGATACTTCTAACTTTGACGATTTTGTATCCTATAATAAAGGCTATAAAGAGATTATTAAAGCGAATAAGTTTTCCTATCTCAATCAAATTACTACAAATACTGGGTTTACTATAATACCTCAACTATCTGTATCACAACTCGTATTCTCCTTGAACGGGCTTGACGGGCTAGGGGATGAAGAGGTCTACTTTAATATTAGACCTTCTCAGTATGCTGGAACTAAAATCCCTCTTGTTATTAGAGCGAAAAATAATAATAACTACCCAGCGAAATTTCTACCTTTGTTATCAGCGACCAGTTATGTAACGCAGGATTTCGAAATTAAAATTACAGCGCTTTCAGGTAGCGGGGGCGTTGTAAGTTTGTCAGGCCAGCCTATAATAGTCGATGACTTTATTACAGATGATAATATTGGAGGTTATTGGAAGGGCTACTTACAATTTGATAACGAGTTTGTCAAAAACAATACTCTAAATGATATATATCTCTCCGCATATACCACCTATAGCGATACATTCAATTACTTAAAACATCCCACTCCTCTCGCGGTAGTTACTAATCCGCTCTCCTCTAACATACAGGTAAATAATCTAATACAGGATTATAAATTTAGTTCATCGTCTCTCGAGTTAAATTTAGATAGAACGGTAAATTTCAATAGCGATAACGCATCTGTATCCGGGTTAAAATATATACAAGTTGTGCCAGAGGATAATCCAGATATAGGGTCATATTACTCTATATGGGCATCGGATTTTCAAAATGATTACCTGTATAAGTATGATACATTCGGTAATAAACTCTC